GTACGTCTTCGCGGCTTCCACCGAACCGGGCACGTGCCCAATCTTGGGCTTCTCGGAAGCCAAGGTTCTCCTCTCTCATCACAACGTCTAGAGAGTCTTCGGAGACTCGACAGACAAAACAGCTCCAACGCTGCTTCTCGGTACTCACTGAGGCACTGGGGTTCTCATCTACGTGAAGCGGGCAGGGGATCTTTGACCACCCTGCCCGCGTCTTAACGTCTATTGCGTAGTAGTGCCGCATAACCTCAGCGATTGGCGGCTTAACGACCGCTCTGGGGGGCCGGCTCACTGACCCGCCTCACCTGAACGGGGAAGTTGTACTGACGGTGCACGCAACTCATGAGTTCCTTCTCACCGCGCCACTTGCGGTAGTCGAACTTGATGTTCACCTCAGACATCGTCTGCCTCTCGGTTATCCACGTGGTACCGCGGCCCGAGCAATCGGGACGCTGGAGGGTCTTCTAGATAAGCGGCTGCATTGCGCAGAATTTCGGGATCGTCCTTGGCGTACGGGAGGATCTTCCGGTTACAGGCCCGGCAGGTGAGTCCGCGTACGAGGCCGGTTTTGTGGTCGTGGTCTACATCGAGCCGATATCGCCTTGGCTCCGCGCAGATGGCACAGACCTTGCCTTGGTATTCGAAGAGGGCCTGATACTCACCGGGCTCAAGGCCGTAGGTGGTGGTCACGCGGGCTTCGTGAGAGGCGGCTCTTCGGGTCGACTTGCGGCAGGTCGAGCACACCTTCCCCCGCGGTGCGAAGAACTTCTCAGCCCTGTTTTTCTGACATCGCGTGCACTGCCGGTATCCGGCGCGAGGTTTAGACACGTGGCCTCAGTGCCGACTCAAGCTTGAGCTGTTCCTTGAGAGAGACAGCTTCATCGGCAAGGTTCTGGAGATGAGAGAGGGGGAGGACTTCCCATGCCGGCCCGGATTCGGTCGGCATCGACACTGCGACGACCTGAGCGGCGCTGTAGCGAGTGTGGAACTTCAGTTCCTTCGCCAGACGGTAGACCCGCATTCGCTTCGCATTCTCAACCGTGAGAACGAGAGCGACTACGCCCCCACCGGCCTTCTGAATCTGATTGCCCGAGATCTGCGGGTTCTCATCGAGAAGAACATCCACGATTTCGCGCTTGAGGTCGTACCCGCAAGTTCGGCTCATTTCCCCTCCCCTTTCCTATTACCAACATAGCCCGAGAGTGTCACAGTTTCAAGTTTTAGGTCAGTGACGTAGTTCACTCATAGGCCCTCGGCCACGTCCGTGAGCTGCATGTTTGTGCTGTTGAATGCGTAGCTACTGAAGGTCTGGCCGCTCGGGTCGGCAAAACCCTCCCGGTTCTTGACGGGAGAGACGTGCAGAATCGCCCCGTCCATATCGTCAGTTTCCTTATGGATCGTCAGAATTACGTTTGGGACACGGCCGATCTTGCCCTTCACGCCCGAGAGCGGGATGGGCTGGAGACCATCCGAGAACTCCCCGACTACGTGATGGAGACCAAGCACGTGGGCCCCAGTGACGCGGGCCATGTCCGACAGGTACTCACACAGGGATTCCAGGCCGAACGTGAAGGATTCCGCGTCACCTACGGGACCAGCGTCAATATTGGTCACATTGTCGGTGACTATGAGGTGCGGATACATGCCGAAGACCTCGAAATAGGCCCTCAGGTCCGTCTCAATGGCCTTGAGTGTGGGCCTCGCCTCGTAGTTGAAGCGAATCCACCACCTCTTCGCCAGGTAGGCCGTGTACTCCCCGAACTCGTCCTCCAGGAGCCTGCGCTTCACATCCTTCACGTTGTCGCCTGTGAGGATTGCCGTAGCCCTGACGAGCTGAGTAGCGGGGCCGCTGTCGGCGCTGTAGTACATCACTGGAATGTTTCCGTACAGCGCCAGATTCAGAGCGAACAGTGACTTGCCTGTGCCGGGTCCGGCAGCGACGAGTGAGAACTCTCCTCGGCGGAACTCCACCTCGTGACGAGACAGGCCCTTGAACGGAGAAGGGAGCGGTTCGCCAGCCGCTCCCTTCACCAGAACTGATTGTGCCAGGCTGTAAATCGTTAGCCTCCAAAGTCCACGAGAAGTGAGCAGGCGGTGTTTCGTTCCTCGTCGGTGTCGAAGTACCAGTTGCCGACCGCGCCCTGAAGGGCTGCGCGGATCACTGCAAGTTCCTCGTGAGTCACTTCGAGTGCGACGTTCGGATTGCTGATCTTGGCCATTTCGCTCCTTTCCCTACTTCCATAGATACAGTCCCCGTGTCACAGTTTCAAGTTATGGGGCAAAAATACAAGCGTGCGCCACATCACAGAAACGGCAGTCGAATCCAGGACTGGCCGGGAAGTCGCCGGCCTTCACTCCCGCGTCCATCGCCGCGTACCGCTCGCCCAGGTCGTCAGCGGTCACCTGGTCCAGCTTCACAGGCCGGGAAAGCCTGCCGTCCTTGGCCAGGTACCAGTCAGCGTCGTTGACCTCGACGTCGTACAGCTCCCTCACTGCGATGCCGTACGTCTGGAGCTGGAACTTGCTCTTCATGCTCCCCGTCTTCAGGTCACGAGGCCGTACAGCGTCCTTGACGGCAACGAGCTGGTCTATGTACCCGCGGACCTGCACCCCTCCCAGCTCGATCAGGAAGTACAGCTCAAGCGCCGGCTCCCCATCAGGCGTGCGCCAGATGTCGGGGCCCTTCTCCTTGGCCCACTCCACGTAGTAAGCCGTCTGCTCCTGGCCCAGGGCGTAACGGCGCTCGATGTCCTCGCCTCCGTTGTAGCGACCGGCAGACAGCCACCTGTCGGTGTCGCTCTCCTTGTCCAGCGCCTTGTTCGTCAGGGCCGCGTACTCGTCTGAGAAGAGCTGCACGGCCTCCTCAGCGGTCATGGTCCGATCCGACCTCTCGAACGCCTCAGCGGCGCTGTGAAAGGCCGTGCCGTGGTGCGACCAAGCGGCCGGCACCGGGATGACGCGCTCCACCCGCTGTAGATAGAAACGCCACGCACACTTTTCGTACTGCTCCGTCTGACTGACCGAGCGGGGTTGAGTCTCAATACTCAAGCGAGTACCACCTTCGCGTATCGAATGATCTTGAATGAACTGCTGCCATCGAGCTGGGCATGTGGTCGGTTGATGCTCACGTGCTCGACGTCGACCATGAGCGCGTGCTCCAGCTCGGCCACGAGGGCGAGCACTCGGGCCTTGCCCTCCTCCGCTATCTGGTCGGAGACGATCACGTCCACGTACTCAATGAAGGTCCGTGGCTGGCGCTTCGAGTGGGCCTTCGTGCGGATGATCAAGAGCCCGAACGTCTCGTCGTCCTCAGCGCTCTGCACCTCCGTGCACTCGTCAATCAGGTCAAGGAGCTTGGCGCGCAGCCTCCGCTCCCCTCGCAAGGCTGTGAACTCACTGAGCGTGAAGCCTCGCTTGAGGCCGTAGAGGTCCGGGATCGCGTGTTCATGCGGCACGTCTTCCTTGTCTCGGACGTGCGGTATATGGCCCCCCAGGACCACCCTCGGGATCGCACCAGAGTCCTCGACTCCCAGCTCAAGCGTCATGAGCGCTCCCAATGGCCCCACCCCCCTGCGGGGGTCCTGTCCGATACGTGTCAGGAGCCGTTGTGAAGCTCCTGTGAATCAACGTAGCAAGGTTAGGGACGCGTTAAAACCCCGAGTTTCCGCAGGTGAGACCGCATGACGTGTTCGGTGTCACATACAACCGTCTTACTGATCTTGAGACTGTGACACTGGGCGATCAAGGTTGGTGCCAATCGGGCAGTACGGACACCTACGGATGAGTAGCTTCCGCTTTCGACTACAGTGCGTAATCAGTCAAGGAAATCTAAAAGTACAAGACGCAACAACGCCCGTACGGTAATGCCGAACGGTGTTCGGCCATGAAAAAACCTCCCGCCACCTTTGGTGTGGGAGGTCTACGCGCGGGGATTGGGCGAAGTCTAATCCGCGGGCTCGTCCGGAAGATCCAGGGACTCACGGAGCTTGCCGGTAGGGAGTTCACGGTCCTCGGGCCAGCGGATGACCATGCGGCCGTCTGACGGCTCCCTGGGCAGGAGAACCCAGGGCCCGCCTGGCATCCCAGGCTGGAGGTCTAGAACGGCGTTGTGGGACCTGATCAGCCGCTCGAATCGGGCCGCGGCAACGAGCTGACTCTTGGTGAGTGCCGTGTCCCCCAGCTGCCGACGCAGGAAAGCATAAAGGTCACGCGCACGATTGAGGTGAATGAATTCTCCGCGCCGTGTCTCCGCGACAGGCCAAGCACCTTCTAGGATTTCAGTTGCCTGAGTCCGAAAAGGAGCACGCTGAATACCCAATGCCTGAAGTCGCATATTGACAGCCTGAACCGTGACGTCGAACTGCGCGGCAATTT